GAAGCGAACCTTAGCACGTAGTCTGCGTGTTTTCTCATCGAGTTCGATAGATTCTACAACACCAACTTGTTTCTCAGGGTCATGGTCTAATAATAGTGGCGCACGACCACTAGCCATGAATGATAAGTCGATTGATTCTTTATCATGACGTAGCACTTCGTTACCAAAAGAACGCTCTACAGGTTCTTCTGACGAAACACCAATCATGCAAGTTCTTGTTTCTTCGTCTACATACTTAGACTTAATAACAGATGAACGATGGACTACTTCGCCTGAGCATTTACGCTCCTCTGGCATTTCCTCAACTTCATCTGATTCGATTTCTTCTACCACTTCATCAGTGACTTCTTCAACTACATCTTCTACTACATCGTCTAAGATGTCATCTTTTAATTCTTCACTCATATCCAAACCTCTGTCTGAGTTAGCTAACTTTTTACTCCAAGAGTATCCTGCGTTACCGCCCCAAAGTAGCCAAGCGATAGTAAATGCGTTCTCTCCACCATCAGATTCTTTCTCACCATAATGCTTATCATAGTTAGATTCATGACGGCTGAAAAATGAATACATACGTTTAACAGTGCTATCCGATAAATTCTTACCGTTAACAATATCTCTAGCTCGGGCAACACCAACCTCAGTGCCACCTCGACCGTATTCTTTACGCAAGTCCAAACCTCGTCTTGCGTTTTTCTTCATAGTGTCATTCGGAGTCGGCATCATCATCTCCTACAGGTGCAAAGTTAGCATTATATGGTTCTAATTGGTAATCTACACCAAATTGAGCCATTAATTCTTTATCTTTTGCTATCTGACCTAGTAATTCTTCTGCATCTTTGCCATATTGGTTAGCTACGTCTTGTAGCGATAATATGCCTGATTTAAGACCCATTATAGCACTATTCATCTCTTTTTGAGGGTCAACCCAGTTCCATGCACGACCTCTAAACTCACTAGCCATGCTAAACTTGTCAAATTTACTCAAAGGGATGTTAACAGTCCCAAGTTCCATAGCACTTTGCAACCATTCTTCATAGACAGGCATAACAAAGTGTTCAATAACGAACTTTTGGATGTTTTTATAGTTGTCACGTTCCTCTAGTGCGCCTTGACGGATAGAGGAGTAAGACGTTGCTTCCAGATCGTTAGACAGAGAGTTGTATGAGATACCTAAACCACTTGCCACGCCCTTTAAGACTGACTTGTGGAATGAATCGAACTCTTGGCTAGGGAAACTAGGGTCGAAAGCAGTAAATTCTACACCATTTGGTAACTGGTGGAATGTTGCAGGTTCAGCCTCCATGACAGGAATTTGCTGATCCATATCATCTGGCACAAAACCATCACCTTGAGGTGAAGTAAAGAAACCCATCTTACTAGCAGTAACTCTAGCATTTACAACACTTGCCTCTCTGAACCCACCAAGTTGCTTTAATGCACTAATTGCAGGTGAAGTCCAAGGCTCGCCACGTGTTTGACCAGATCTAAGGGTCTTGTAAACGTGAATTACTCGGTCAGCAGGAACTCTTGTATGTTTCTTACTCGTACTGTGTGAGGAGTAGTCGTAATCACCTGTATGATGCGATAATACGTGATACGCAACAGGTTTCATGAACTCATCTAGCTCAACACCCATACGAACCTGATTACCATTAGGTAAACGCTCATTCTTCTGATGGTCAACATACTCTGGCTCTAGGAATTGGATAGAGAAACTATCTTTAAACCTTGCGCCACGATGTTTGATGATAAATACCTCACCATCTCTAGCTAAACACTCAATGAGCAATTTAGTAGCATCATTAAACGACATTTTACCATCTACAGTACAGTTACCAAGTTTAGCCCAAGACTTAAATGCTTGTTCTATCTTGTCGTTACCGTCCATATCCAAGTTACCGACTGTATCAGACGCTTTAACTTGGAGAGTAAAACCTTTCTCACCTACTACGTTGTTCTTTAATAGCTCTAAATAACGCTTTATATACTCGTTATTTCTGGCTAAATCACGACTTCTAGCACGAATCTTAGTAATTACTGGGCGTAATTCACTATCAGCTGAACGCTCTGAACCTTGGAAGTCGGCAAATAAGCGACCAGTATTGGCAGAGGCATAAGAACGCTTAAAAACTTTCGCTTTTTGCTTTTTCTTGAATATACCGAACATTAAAACCTCACCTTGATTGAGCTAGAGTTGCCTTTGCCGTTTCGGATAGAGTTCTTTGTCTTTTCAGCAACCACTTCTTTTCTGTAGTAGTCTCTTACTTCAATCAACTCGTTGAATGCCATCTTAGTTAGCGATCTACCTGCTATTGAATAGCTAGATACATCAGAGTCAGCCTTACCCTGAAGGATACTCTCTATCTTAGCTACCATAGTCTCTGCATGAGTGGCAGGATTGGTATTATTCTCATCCAAATCTACAACGATTTTGACGTCACCAGTCTGAACTACCACTCTATTACCAGTAGAAATCTGCTCGACCTCTAACTGCCAGTGATAATTACCTGCTACGTAAGATGATGATTCAGCCGATGTGACTGTGAATAGATGAACTCCATTATCATTTGTCGCTATGACTCTAATCTCAGAGCTACCACCAGAACTAACTCTAGCGATATACGTCAAAGTATAAAGGTCAGGAGAATACACAGATGATAAATCTGGTCTTTTCCACTGCCCAAAGTCACCAACAGTAAATACTTCTGGTTCTGTGATAGGTGCATTACTGCTGTCAAAGATATTATTCATATTAACGCCAAGAGTTCATGAAGTTCTTTTTCCTTGGAACAAAAGCAGGTTTTTTAGCCTTTTCTGGCTCTTGAACAGGTACTTCTCGTTCCTGTCTTTCTGCTAACGCATTTATGTCAACATTAATTATAGCATAAGCGGCAATAGAGTACACCATGCAATCTAATGCCTCGTTTCTAGTCCTGACTTTGATGTAGGTTCTTTTCTTGAACCCTTTATGGAAGCGAGTTACAGCCTTTTCTGCTGTCAGTTGTAGAAAGTAATCATCGGTTAATACATCTGAGAAATGGACGTAACCTGCACCCTGTTCTGATATTTTCAATCTAGCGAATACCAAGTCTTTAACCGTATCAACACCAACAGGGAATAATGGGCATCTAGCAATGTTGTTCTTACTTGGTCTGCCTACTATTGCCCTACCGTCACCACCAACACCCTTTATGGCAAATACTCTGCGACCAGTATGCTTTTTACAGAATTGATAAACTGAGTTAGTAAAGTGACCACCTGAATCTATAGCAGTTGCACTTACGCTCATCTCTCGACCATCTTCTGTCTCATAGACCTTGAATAGTTTAGTTTCTAATGCTTGCCATAATTGCGGAGTGGACGGATCGCCATACAATACATCATGAGATATTACATAACTCTCATCATCACGACTCCAACCTTGGACGGTTAACTCGAGTCGGTTATCCTGAGTATCGACACCACAAGTGAGAAGTGCTACTTCTTTCGGGATATAAGGCATTTCCTCACGTCTTTCACCTAGAGAGTAATTATCTATCTGCTCACCTCCATCTTCCCAACTCTCACCTAGGTAGGTATTTGTCCACACTCGTAATTGCTCGGGGTTCTTTCTAACGGATAGGAAGTCTCTAACGCCATCAGCTAGAGGAGTCCAAGGTGAGTACATTGCTGATATTGAGAAACCTGCGACACCATTAAAAGGTGCGGTTGCTACCCATCTACCATTTCTAATTGACCATCTTCTATCAGAGTCAGACCATAAAACACCACAGTCCTCACACATATATTTGGCTGTTTCAGGTAGACCTTTCTCCCATTTAACATTAGACCAGACAAGTCTTTGCTCATGCTCACAATGCTTACATGGTACTTTGTAATATCGCTTATCCGACTGTTCAAAGGAATCCTCGATACGAGAAACGCCCTTGTTGGTAGGAGTGGAAACCATAATTATTCTACGATTCCAGAAAGTAGCAGTACGCTTCATCGCCAGTTGTATTGGATCACCTTCTGAACCTGCTGACGTAGGATACCTATCCACCTCATCACAAAGTAGGATTCTTATAGGTCTTGAGGCTAGTCCACTAGGAGAGTTAGCACCAACCATAGTCAACGCACCACCTGCGAAAGTCTTGTGCAATGTAGTATTACCACTATCACGAGAGCGAGGATTCTTTACTTTATCACGTAATACAGGAGTGGAATTAAGCAGACCACTAGCAACCCTATCTTTGGAAAACGCCTGAGCCATATCCAAGGTAGGCTGCAAACATAGAATAGGAGATGGGTCATTATGTATATGATAGCCAATAATGTTAAGAATAGCCTCTGTCTTTCCAAGTTGCGCCCCTGCCATGACGATGACTTGTCGGTTTTCTGGATCTGAACATGCGTCCATTATTCCACGCTGATACTCGGCTCGACTGGTATACCACTGACCTGCCTCTGCTGATGATTGACCATCTAGCTTGCGATAAGTGTCTGCCCAGTCAGAAACCATAAGTTTCTTCGGAGGTTTAAGTAAGGATATACTACCCTTTATCTTCCCTTGTAGGTTTGTCCACTTATCAACTAGGTTCATTTCAACACCTTTTTAGCTGTAGTCTTTTTCGGTCTACCACGTTTAGCTTTTGGTTTTTCTTCCTCGACTATTTCAGATACATTAGCTTTGGTCGGGTCTATCTCAGGTGTATACGATGATAGCTCCTCCAAGGTTTCATTGATAACATCCTCAACTATCTTCTGGCATAGAGCAGGGTCATCCTCAGCTGAAACGATAGGTGCTAACTTACTCGGTACACTCATCAACTTAGCCTTGAACGAACCCAACACATCATTCCAAGCATCAACTACATGGTCTGCAACTACCAATGCTCCATGCACTTTCGCCAGTTCCAATTCCGACATTTCTGCCTCGGCATTCATCTTCCTCGTCCTAGCAATATCGTAATCACTGCCAAACTCAACACCTGCCATAATAGCTCCTAAATCAACTCTAAACGGTTTTGTTTATATCTTAACACAACATGCCAATAGGTCAAAGATAACGCTACAGGGAGGTTATTGTAAACGTCTATGTTTATGTATAAGGGTAATTTCTGTCGCTAAATTTTTACGGCGAGTGTGCAGACCCACGAGCCATGATGCCTCAGAGTACCTTACTGGATATTCTGTGATTTTTTAGCCATTTCGCAGCGTTTTGAGGGTGATTTTTGTTTTTTTGGTGTGGTTTTTAGGGAGGTTGGGTGGCGTTGGTTGGTGGTTTACTTT